TGGGGGCAAGAATTTCTTGGCTAGACATACCCCCCCCCCTAGCCAGCCCCCAGCCAGGGTACAAGGTCATACCGGTAAATAAATATACCTTGACGATAGGGGTACAGGATGATACCCCTTGATCGTTCAGAGGGATCAATGCCACGACACGATGATGAGCAATTTCGACAGGCTCAGGCCCGCTTTGATGAGATGGAGCAACCTGATGAGGACATGCCATCGGATGAGGACATCTTGGATTATTGCTGGGGAGAAGATCCCCCAGCGACCCGATCCGAAGCAGCCGCCGCGATGGCAGACATAAGGGGGCGGAAATGAGCACCCTAAAGATTCTGAGAGCATGGATGGAACTGCAAAAGGCCCGTGAAGCCGTTGGCTTCCCCCTCCCCAAAAAAGTTGACCTGACTTTTGAGCAGACAGAAGAACTGCTCAGGGAGATCGATGCCCTGGCAAAACCCGCCTGCACTTGCATCCAGACCCACGCCTCCACATGCCAGGCAGCCCCCCGCCTCCCTGATCTGGCAGCGCCCTTTGTGGGGATGCGCTTTCAATGCCAGCCCCCCGTCATCCGGGAGCCCTACGCGAGCAGGGTAACGGCAGTCGATCCGGACCGTATCGACTGGATCCACCCGGTAGGATCTGAGACCTACCTGCTGAGAGCGGACTGGGATCGGTGGGTTCGGGAAGGGTGGATAAAATGATCCCCAAAATCTACCCCAATCGGGAGGCGTGGCTTGCCAGCCGAGACCCCCTGAGCATCGGAGCCTCTGAGGCTGCTATGGCCCTCGGAGTCAGCCCCTACGGCGGACCGTGGGAGCTTTTTGAGCGGAAACAAGGCAAGCCTAACCCCGATAATACAGCGATGGCACGCGGGCGGAAGTGGGAGCCCAGAGTGCTTGAGGACTACGCCGAAGAAGCGCGAGTCCAACTCATCGATCCCGCCATCCACCTCAGCAGCCGCCCCGGTATCGCAGTTTTACACCACCATGATCACGATTGGATGCGCTGTTCCCCCGATGCCTTTTCTCGCCAGGATGGCATTTTAGGGGGAGTCGAGGCCAAAACGGCCACCGATGCGGGCGCATGGACCCCAGAGAAGGGCCTTGTCCTGGATCGATGGTCGGATGACGCCGCCACCATGATCCCCCCTCACTATGCAGTGCAGGTCTATTTCTCCCTGGAAGTCTCAGGGTTCCCCTATTGGGACTTGTGTGCCCTCGTTCCCGCCGCCGGATGGCTGGAAGTGCGATGGGTGCGGATTATGCGCGACACATCGGTACAATCCTCCATCGTGGCCACCTTGGCAGAGTGGCAAGATCGACACCTGGTGAGAGGCATCCCACCTGAGGTCGACGGCTCGGACGCCTGCAATCGTGCTCTTTCAGCCTCTTTCAAGAAGCGAGACGCCCGCGAGACAACAGGAGAGGAGCTGAGCCTCCTGATGGAATTTGCGGCTATCAAAGGCCAAATGAAAGCCCTTGAGGGACGTGCAGACGTCCTCAAAAACCAACTGATCCAGATCTCCGATGGGGCCCGCCTGCTTGCCAATTCTGGCAAAGGCAGCCCCTACGGTCAACCCCAATTCAACAAAGGAAAAACCGGCATCGACATCGACAAACTCAAGACCGACTTTCCGGCAGCCTTTGAGGCATGCCAGAAAAAGGGAAGTCCTTTCGTCACGTTCAACTTGTACAAATTTGGAGAGAAGCCATGAAGAAATCGGAAGATATGGTGTGTCGGGAGTCAGTTACAGACCGGATAAAATACCTCTTGGATGCCCACAGCCAAGGCTTGTACCTGTCAGATACGATCCATGCCCTCTCTGAGGACATGTGGAGCATGTACCAAGACGGCATGAATGAGGGGCAAAAAACGGCTGAGGATGGATGGAACGAGGCCGAAGGAACGGTCTACAAAACCCACATCAAAAGCCACTGGACGAACATCAAAATCCGCATTGCAGACGACGAAGCACCCCCATCGGGTGAAACCGTAAAAATTCTCTGGAGTAAAAAATGAACACCGAAATCGCAAAAACCCAACGTTCCCCTTTTGAGCACCAGCTCGGAACCTTCGTCAAAGGTCTGGGATCCCTGGTGCCAGAAACCGTCCGTAATCGCTTACTACGGCTGATCACCATCGAAGCCGCCCTCAACCCAAAGATCCAAGAGTGCTCCCAGGCTTCCGTGATGCGCGCCGTCTACCTCAGCGCCCAACTCCAGCTTGAGCCCGGAGCGGTCAAGGGGGAGTTGTACTTTATTCCCCGGATGATGTCAGTGAAGCGGGAAGGGGGAGGGTTCGATAAGGAGATGCAGCTCCAGACCCAGATCGGGTACAAGGGCTATCTCACCCTGGCCCGCCGTTCTGGCATGATCTCTATGGTAGATGCTCATGTGGTCTGGGAAGGGGATGAATTCGATATCGGGTACGGCATCCACCCCACCCTGACCCATAAGCCAGGGAAGGGAATTGACCGGACCAAAAGCGCGAGCATCATCGGAGCATACTGCGTAGTCCGGCTGAGGGATGGATCGGAATTCTTTGAATTCCTTTGGAGGGACGAGATTGAAGCCCGCCGCAACCGCTCGGAAAACAAAAGCGACCGAGGCCCCTGGAATACCGACTATGCAGCTATGGCCCGGAAGACGGCGATCCGTGCCCTGTTTACGGGAGGACGCGTACCGATGGCTGATCAAATCGGGCTTGCAACCCTCTTGGATGAAGAGGCCAGCCCCGAACAGACCCGCGCCGCCCTGGCAACAATGGCTGAGGAGATGCGCCAAAATGGCCTGGACCCCAGCATCATTGAGGCTCAGGCCGAAGTGGTCCAGGAAGCCCCTCCCCAGCCCACCCCCAAAAACGCCTTAGGCGTCTCCCTCACCGAGATCCCGCCCGTCGAAGCCGTCCGGGAGGCGGAAAAGGCCCTCCCGGAAGCTGAGGTTAAGGCAGTCCGACGCGCCCGCAAACTCTCCGAGACCGATGACGTAGCCAAGATCGCCCCCGGATACTGGCCTGCGTACCTCGCAGAATTGAAGCGTACTCACGCGGAATTGAACAAATGACCTGCTCTTGTGGCCAAGAAGCCGCCCCCAATATCGGGAATTGCGCCCCCTGCTTTAAGATGGCGATGACCAGTCAGCCGATGCCCAGTCAGCCGATGCCCATCGGAGCCGATGTCCTCACCGGGTTCATGCTCATGCTGATCCCCTTCCTGATGGCCTCCGCCATCTTTTAGCCTGGAAGGGTCCAGCCAACATCCGGACGGTCTCCAAGCAGACCGATCCGGATTTTTGGCTTAAACGAGAGCAGATCCACGACCAATAACAAATAAAAAAGCAGGTTCTACCTGCTAATAACAGTTGGCAATGGGGAGACCTCCACATATTCACCAATAGGAAGGCATAGCCCCTCATCCGATATGCGAAAGGCCAGCGCAAACCGGGATAGAAGGCACTTAGCCCCCATTGCAAGCAGTCCTGAGGGCAGCGATCCGGCTCATCCAGCCTTTTAAAAACACTTGTTGAGATGGGTCACGGACCACGATCCGCCTCAGAAAAGCCTCTCTCTGAGAGACGACTTTGGCCACGTCCACCGACTTTGCAGCCTCCAAAGTCACCGGACCGAGCGCCCCATCAATGACAAGCCCCCCGCAAGCCGCCTGCAAAAGCTTGATCGACCGAGAGGGCCCGCTATTGACGGCGCAATCAAAAACCGCGATAGCCAAGGGCATAGGCAGAGAATCCCCCCTGATCTCATTCCAATAATTCCGACGATAGATCCACTCAATTTCCTCATCCCGGATGCCCTTGACCGGGTAGATGGGGGCATAGGCAGCCATCGCAACCAGATACTCAGCCCGAGATGGAAATTTCACCTGCTCAGGAGGGGATGGCACCTTGACCCCGATTGACCGCAGATAGGCGTCATACGTCGCCTGAGTTATCCCTCGCATGGTTGACCCCCCATGATCCAGGGGATGATCGCTGAATCCCCCCTCCCATCGGAGAGAAAATTCAAGGGAAACAGGGAAGTTATCCATAAACTCTCCATAAAAAAGAGGGCATCCACCACGGACGCCGCCGAATTGCCGATACGATGAGGGCAAGACCGCGCCTCTCGCCAGTCGCATCCAAAATCAACTGAGCGACCCTACGGCGGACCTCGGGAGAGTCAATGCAGCCAGGGTCAAGGGCCAGGCAGGTATGCAGCGTCCGAGCCGCCCTAGCAGTGTCGGAGGCGTGCGCCTCCACCTCGGTCAGCGCTTCCTGAGCCCGCTCTGGAGTCAAGGGGCATATCCGGCAATCATCAGGGCCCGTTGCCGAAGGCGAGCGCGCACCACTGGCAGCTGAGCAGCAAACCACGCCCGATGCGCAGGATCGGGATGGATCGTCAAATTCCAGGTATCCCAGGCCCCTGGACTCTCAGCCGCGATCCGCGCGCCCTGGTAGCCGGTCCAGGAGGACCAGGGATACGATACCTCGGTCCCAAGGTCGTAGATCTCTACAGACGATGGGGAGCCCGACCCGACAGGCCAGCGCAAAAAGGTATCCGAGTCTGGATCGTATTTTCCCATCAGACCACCCGATGAGGGGGGATGGAGGCCGATGGAGACCCTGCTAGGAAAAGATCGCGCCATCGGTCTGGAGAGTCATCCGACTGAGCCACCCGGTCAAGAGCAGCCTCAACCCGCCTGATCTCCCACGACTCGTAATCAGGCCCCCCGTCAAGGGGGAGAGGGGGGAGGGTATGGACCGTGGATCGGCTACTGACCTGAGGGGATGGCATGGACGACAGCTCCAAAAACTGAGGGTAGAAGTTGAAGCTGGCCAGAGAGAGCCAGCAGCAGCGCCAGCACAATCAATGCAGCAGGCCAGGGATGGGTTTTCGCCCACTCTCCCCAGCCAATCTCAGCGGATTGACGGTCACGAAGCTCCCGAACCTCCCGCCGCAATTCGACGACCTGCACGATGAGCAGTCTGATAGCATCGGTTAGGCCCTGGATCGCTTCATTGGCCATTGCCAACCTCCAGAGGTAGCCTACCATGATTTTGCTATTTTGGCTCTTTTGCGCACCCCAGACCCCTCAGGATGCGTGCATGGACTGTGGGGAGGTATCGGCTGAGGAGGCGACAGCCGCCTGTCAGGGGAGGGGTAGCCCCAAAAAGCAGAAAGCCCGCCGAAGCGGACAATTGAGGCGAAGGGCAGCCCCCCCCTACCCCTGATATTCTACTCCGGGGAAACAAATTCCCCAGACCTCGCCCTTGAAGGCTGAGAACTCTTCTTCAGTTTCAAACCGCCGATCCAGCGCACCCGTAGCCTCATCGATAACTGAGGCACAGACGCCGAATAATTCGGCGAGATGGAAAAGGATGTCAGCACGGGATGAAAATGTATGAGGGAAGGTGAGGGTCATTTTAGAATCCAGTCGAGAGGGGAAGTTCTTCTCTCGATGCATTCTTAATAACATGATGGGGTACATACTTGTACCCCATCCACAAAGATTCTGATAAAAACTTTAGAGTCAGTTTACCAGAATGAAACCCAATTCCAGCGCCCCCGCCTGTCGAAATTGGATCGACTCTACCAGCGCCACACGCCGATCCATGCTCATCTCCCGATGGGTCAGCGTCACCACCGATCCCAACTGGATCGGGAACGCCCCCTCAGTCACCAGATAACTGATCCGCTTGTGGGGGAAGGCATACGCCGCCGCCATCCATCCCAGCACCCCCTGAGCAGTAGCCCCCTCCCAGATCGCTTCAGATTGGAGGGTTTTCGACACCACCCCATAGGATCGGGATTGACTGACCCGACAGGCCAGGGAGACCGTCTGAGGATCGTCCGCATCGTATGGACCAGCCCCCAGCCGAGCAGTCGCTGAATAGCTCCCCGTCCGCCTGGAAAGGGCATAGTCCAGAGAAAAATCATTGACGACCTTTGACCCGTCAACCCTGATTTTCGACACCCGCTGCACATACGGATCGGCGTCAGCATCCAGATGAGCAACAGCCTCAGAAGCAGTCGCATCCCATCTCCAGACCACTGGATAAAACCCTTGTGGACCCCTGACAATCGACACTGGCAGTATCGGCAGCAAGTAAGACGAAATTATCTCCCAAGGGGACGTGGGCTCATCAATGGAGATATCGATATTGAACCCGGCAAGAAACGGCTTAGCCGCAGCAAAAGCGCCCCGATCCACGCCCGCCGAAGTCAGACTGAGCAGGTATTCCAGCACATCCCCCGCCGCTCGGACGAGCTGCCCACCGAGAACCAGGCCACCCTGAGCAGCCGACTCATCATCTCGCCATCCAACCCAAAACTGAGGCTCAGCGGAATTGGTAGCCAGGGCTGAGATGAAGGTGGAGCCGACAGCGAAATTATCGCCTAATCCATGCGAATAGGCCCCGTCAAAGTCCGAGAGCCGCCATGTATAGGCCCCAGACGTATCCCACTCAAAAGGACTCCCTGAGCCGGTCCGGATGGCATACCAAGGGACGTAAGCGATAGGCTGCCCTCTCCCATCGGTCCCATTGAAAACGGGAACGCGAAAACCAGCCGGGTACGCCTCACAATTGAGATAGACCCGCTCAGCATTGACGTGATGGCCAGCGATAACAAGAACCAGCCCAATGTAATTGGCCGATAAATCAGGATCGATGGTCGGTTCATGCCAAACCCACCGAGCCAAGGCCCCCGCCCCCCAGGAGGCATCCGTCCGACCTGGACAGCCAATTACCAGCGGATACAGCGCCCCCAGAGATGCCCCCTCCAAGGTCAAAATAGAGTCAGGCCACGTCACCCCGTCCACTTTTTGGAGGGGAGGAGGCACCTGAGCCACGTCCAGCCAGGGAGGCTCCTCAATCGTAAAACCAACGGCCTCCCCCGCCATCCCAAACTCAGGATCCCGGACCTTCCCCACCAAAACCACGGCCCTGGACTCCCAGGAGTCCCCCTCCTTCCACCGCGCAACCTCAGCCGATGCTCCATGCAATTCGTAGCCCTGAGCCTCCAAAGCAGCCAAATCGATACCAAGGGCAACCGAGAGGCTTAGGGATGCTTGTCCCCCAGTCTCCCCCGGCAATTGGAGGGCTTGCATCGGCTGTATGTCCTCAAGCAAGCCCTCATCAAAAACAATCCATTCCCCCGTTTTGGTCTCAACCGAACAGGGCACATCGGAAATTCGGAGGATACCCCCCGAATAATGGATCGTCAGGAGCCATCTCATATCAGTTCCCTAATCCGAAGCGTCCCACCTCTCCAGACCTCATCCTTCCCTTCCGAACCGATAACCCCGTCAATTCGCCAGGACTCGGACTGAGGCAGGCCATAGGCCAGAAGACGCCGCGAGGTTATCAATAGGGCTGAGTCGTTGCTCCCCACCGACCACGCTCCCAGGTACACCACCGGCTTAGACCCGTTGAGACGCCCAATAACGCCAATGATGTCCTGAGTAGTCGATCCGAGGGTAGCGATGATGTCCCCCCCGTCCCAGGCACGAACGAGGCTTTTAACAGACTCATCCACAGGATCCGACCAAGAGACCTCCCATGATCTATATGAAGGGCCTGGAGAAATAGCCGATAGGACGCCCGTTCTCCCCTCGTTTATCTCAGCATTGAATGCTACTTCTATCGCGCGGCCTAAGGCATACTGCATGCCGAAAGCATGGAAATAGCCGACCATTGCCACCCCGATCCGATAATCGGCCTCAGGGTTATCCGCATCGGCAACCGCCGAATCCACCGACAACACCCTGAGCCGATAGGCCCCGTAGGAAGTCGCATAGGTCGCAGGAAGCAGGATGAGCGCCTCCCTGGGGATGATCGCCCCGTCGCTCCCAGAAGTGGCATCCCCCGCAGCAACATCCGAGACCACAAACCGGACCGCCTGATCCGCTATGCCAGTGGTAGGATCGATGAATTTCCCGGCAGTCTGATCCGAGATGCGCCAAACCCGCCCCGAACCATGCGCGACCATATAGGCCCCATCCAGGTCACCCGTCGCATAAAACGGACTAGACGCACTGGACCCCGCAGATCTCATCAAAGAATTGGTCCGGATCCAGCCAAGCCCCCGCGCCTCCTTGGCAAGATCCAGGCTCAGGAGAGAAACCCACGCCCCCGCCGCGTTTCGGCCCTCAATTGTGGCATATCGCCAATTCACATCCGAGAGGTATAGACCGAGCACGCCCAAAGGCCGCTCAATTTTTGAAACGTCCGAGGAGTACTCCCAAACCAAGATCGGAGCGGTAGGGCTCTTAAAAGGAGACCTCGGACTCAGCCGAGGGAGATCCACCGTCATATCCAAATTTGAGACCGGATACGCATATCGGGCCTTGATGTTCCACTCCTCCCCATGCCCGCAAGGCCCATCGATGGCAGCCAGGCGCAGGCCAGAAGCAATCCAAACCGGCAAACCTGAGACCGTCCGAGGGCTGAGGGAGTCCCGACCTTGACCCCCCGACAGACCGATCCCTATGTATGCCCCATCAGACCAGTGTATGTAATGAAAATAGCACGATGAAAGCGCGACCTGAGCAATGATGCCCACCGACAGGGATGCAGTGGAGGCCGATCCAGCCGATAGGGAGGGGATATCGACCTCCCCATCTAATGCCCCAGATTCATCCATGATCCAGACGTGCCCAACCCCATCCCCAACCGACAGGATGATCCGCTGCCTTGTCCCGGATGGCGTCACACTCCCCACATCCACCCCGCCCGATAAATCCCGGATGATCCACGCCGATCCATCCCATGCCACACGGACTGAGTACGATGTCCCCGCACCGTCCGAGGACCGAGCGGAGACGTAGGGCTTGAGTCCGGATGGGGTAACCTCGATCTCTATATGAACACCATCCAGGCCGACGGAGGGCTGAGCGGCCCAATCGGCATCATCCAAGGCAATTGTCGCCCGGACCTGCATTGTCTCCGAATTGTTGCAAGTGATCGCCGGAGCCCCTGAAGTCGAGATGGACCAGACACCTGGATGGACACTCTCAGGCACATCGGCAGGATACCAAGTCGAAACCCATCCCGATTGATCGGCAGGCGAATCGGCCACCCCGGAAACCATCGGCAAAGTCACCGGACCATAGCCGCCCAATTTGAGACGATAGGCGCCATCGGTATCGACCGCACCGATCCACCGATGCCCCAAATAAAGGGCACCCTGATAGGGATAGAGGCAAAGATCGACGGGATAGACCGAAGAACCCGAATAAATCAGGCCATACGTCGCTGAGGATGCCCCCATCCCCTCCCAGGACGCGCCCCCATCCACCGACCGAAGGGCCTGGACTTCCATGGATGACCCCGTATCCCTCCCAACCAGATACAAAACCCCGTCATCATCCACAGTAAGAGCAAGATCTCCATCGTCAAAAACCCCGCCCGCCTGGGAAGCCCACTCGATAGCCCCCGCATCAATGGCAGTCGCATCGACCGACGACAGTGGATCGTAAGGTGAGGGGAGGACTCGGACGTAGGGGAGATGATGGGGAGCCGTTGCATCTCTCCGAGCAATATAGACAACCACCAACCGACCAAAGGGCACACATACCTGAGGATATGCCCGGTCTTGTCCCGTCATCAGATCGACCCGGACAAGGGACGCCCCATCATCCGAGGAAGCCCACTGGATGAGGCGATCCTCTGGAGTCGCGGTCTCCTGAATGTGGCCAATTAGACAAATTTGACCGCCCAACCATGCGCCTGAGAGCCGCCCAATAAGGCCATAGGTCGATCCTGAGACGGCATGTTGCAGACATGCAGACTGATGTAAGTCCCAATCGACCCCATCATTCCCAGACCGCCACGCCCGAATTTGCCATGACGTCCCATGATAGACCCAGGCAAAAAGAAGGACGGTCCCATCCCCCAATTCACAAAGGGCGGACCACGGCAGCCCCCCGGAATACGCCGATCCACGGTCGTAGACGGTCGTATGCCCCGATGCGCAGACGATCTCAACCGCCTGGGAGTCACTGATCAGAGAGACGATCCATGCCCCCGAGCGGGTACGGATGGAGCTGGAAGGCCGATACGCCGCGCCGGTCCCTCGGAGGATGGCCCGAATTTCATGGGGGACGTGGGGAGCGTCCCAGCCTTGCCAGTCCCCGCCTGATTCTCGCCAGATAAGAGCCGCATCCCCCGGCATCCCAGCCCGAAGGGCCCTAAGATCTATATCGGGAGACGTATCCCCCTCGATGTCGCCGGACGTCGCCAGGACCATCCCGGAATGCTGTCCGGATGCCTCGGAGACGAGACCAGGTAACGGCCCCGATGCAGGGGCTGAGGCCTGAGGCGAAAGAGAGGCAGGAAGGAGTAACCCCCGGATATCATCAATCATAGACCACCCATCCCAGGCTTAGAATTCTTCTTAACCGCCATGGAGAGCGGGCCCCCAACCCGAAGGCGATCCCGCTCCCAACGATCTACTATCTGATTATGCCCATAGACCTGGACCGTGTAAATCGATCCCGACGGCGACGACACCCCCGCCGATGCCTTCCGGAGCGTATCATCCCCCAAAACCGACCGAGCGACAGGGGCAAGAACAGGCTCCCCCTTCCTCAATTTTGCGTACCCCTCATCAGGACCGAGAGAAGGATCGAACACACCGCCCGCATGGAAAGTAGGCTGCTGAGCCGAGATGACGGCCACCTGAGCCGCCCCCTCAGCGGCAATAATCGCAGATCTCACCAAAGGAAAGGGCCCCGCGAGGGCCTTGGAGACGCCCTCAGCGGTATTCATGACAGCCGAACCTATGGATAACCCTTTGGATATCTCAAATTGACGGAGCGCCGCCTCCTTGGCAGAGGCGATCCGCTTTTTGAGCGCAGCTTCCTGAGCCTTAGTATAGATGCCCTCGCCTGCTATCAATTGGGCCTGGAGACTGGAAGCCACATCGGCATTTTTAGCCGATGCCTGAGCGGTCAGATCTGCCCCCTTGCTCAGCCCATCTTGGATGATGGCGACATATTCATCCCGCGACTTCCTTTCATCATCCATGCGCCTTTTAAGTGCGTCATCCCGCTCCTTTTTGGCCTTGTCCTCAGCCGACTTCCGAAGTGAAGCGATCTCAGCCTCGGATGCCTGAACGATAGCCGCCTTAGATGCCTCATAGGCCCCCGACGCTTTGAGCCGGTCAGCATCGGCCCCAGCCAATTGCAAAGTGGCCTGATACTGCTCTAAAAGCTGTTTAAGGGCCAGATCCCGCGCAGCCGATAGACGGGCCTCCCCATCCAACTGAGACTCAGCAGCCTTCTCCCCAGCCGATTGGATGCCAGCCAAACCGGCCGCGAATTGAGCCTGGATAGCCGAATCCTCATCCATGGCCCTCTTGGATGCCTCATAGGCCGCAGTCAGCGCCTTAAGGGCCTCAGTGGCAGCCTTATCTCCCTCGCTTTTTGCCCGCGTTGCTCGGTCAGTGGCGAGAGTCGCATCCTTCAGTTCTCCCTGGTTTTTGGCCTGAGTCTGGACCGCTTGATCCAGTTCTCCCAATTTGCCCTTGGCATCGGAGACACCCGACTCCAACCCGGTCACAGAGTCGAAAGCCTGATCTATAGCAAGGGCATACCGCTTAAAAGCGACCTCCCCTTGTCCAGTCCCATACGCAGCGACCGCCGCCAAAGCGACAGCCAGGCCCCGCTGAACGGTTACATATTTCTTGGAGTCATCGATGCTTTTTTGAAGCTCCTCTCTCGTCTTTTTTTGAGCCTCATAGTAATCCAGGACCGCCCGCTGAGCCGACCGACGCGCCCGCGTCTCAGCCCCCTCAGCCTCCGTTAAGTCGCCAGTGGCCACCGCCTCAGCCAATTTTGCATCCTGGAGGGCACGCTCAGAAGCCGTCAGGCTTTTTGTGATGTCATGCTCAAATTGACGGGCCGCCACCAACCGATCCACCTCCCTGGACTGGACCACATAGGCCGCAGAAAGGGCCCCAACCACAACGACCAAAGGGCCAAAGGTAGCCGCAAGCCCGCTAATTGATGTCCCAAGCCCCTTGGCAACGTCGCCCGCCACCTCCCCGACGTCTCCCACATCGGCCAGCGACTGAGCGAACCGACCCGCGCCCGGAATCACCGAATCTAAAAACCCAGCCAGCTTTTGGATGTTCCCACCCATCCCGCCGGCCGTCTTGGAGAAGTCCTCAGCCGCCTTTTTGGCATCATCGGCTATCTTTTTGGTCCCAGCCCCCGCAGCCTTAGCAGCGTCCCTGGCTGCCTTCTCGGATGCCTTGACCGATTTATTAAGCTCAGCCACCATCAATTTGGCCTGCTCAGCCGTCATGCCTGGAATTTGAGCGAGCTGCTTTTGCAAGTCGCCCAATTGAAGCTTTACATCTATGCCTATGGTTTCATCAGCCATTGATGATCTCCTTCTTAATTTGATTCACGGCCTTATTAATTTTGGCCTTGAAGGGGGCGCGTACCAGGACTTGAAACAGGTATTTTCCATCCCCCGCCTGAGGGTTAGGCGCCAACTTGTAGAATTTGCCTTTTTGCACGAATGGCGGCTCATCCTTCCGAGCATGGAAGAACATCTCAGGCTTAGCCGATGCCTTCCCGGCCGTATACGCCGCCTTATCGATCTCTATAGGCACCAACGACAACGAGCCCGGACGCCGAACAAAGGCAACCGCAGGCCGCCCTTTTTTGTCCTTCCGTGTGTCAGTCGAAAAAACCCGGATGCGGACATCGGACTCGGAGATGATGGCCTGAGCCCGGATGTCCCCCGTTTGGCCAGTCACCCGACGGACGCCCTGAGGACCGTACCAATCCCGACGCGCATCCTGAGCCACCTCCTCAGCCACCGCCAGCAACCGAGCAGGAACACCACCCCGGAGACGTTCCAAGAGCTTGCGGCCGATGTCAGGCATGGAGACCGCCACCGAAGCAGCCCCAGAAGAGAATCGGATATTGCTCATTTTGTCCCCTTCATCTGAGCGCGCCTCTTGTCCAAAGCCGACTGGATGGACGGCGGCAACTTAGTAGGAGATGGACTCCCTTCCGACCGTTTAGACTGCAACCGCTCAGAGGCGAGGACCGCCGCTTGATCCTCCCTGGAAAGAGACCGAAACCAGCCCGGATCTCTCCCCAATTTTAGGGAGAGCCGAAGCACCGTCAGATCGACGCCCCCCCTTTTTGACCGGTAAAATTTTCGACTTCCTGGACCTCGGACTCCCTCGGAGCAAGACCCCCCAAAATCTGATCGGCACAGGGACGGGCCGCATCCAGGATATCCTCAGTCGATATACCTTTTTGACGAAAAAACGAATAGACCGCGCCCCCATACTCCTGGACCGCCTGAGCCGATGCGGGATTGTAGATGGCCCCGGACATCTTCCCGATCCGAGTCGAGAATCCGAGAGCAGCCGATAAGGACCGAATCAAAGGAAAGCCCCCAATCTCTATAGAGGCATAATAAGCCGCCGCCCATTCCTCGGAGATGGCAAAGGCCATCGGGCCGGAGACCGGGAGGACGGCGTGCTCCCCCAGCAGGCGGATTTTTATCATGCGATTACCAGATCCCCAGTCGAGGTATCAGTATCGACAATGATGGCCTCCCCAGTGATTTCAAATTTGCCAGGGACGCCCTCAGAGAAAGATGCCTCAGGATGGAATTTCTTGAGCCGGATAGTGGCATCGGCAGACGCCCCAAAAGCGGTACGCTCCCCAGTCCAGAGCAGATCCAGGAACCAAACATCCCCCGCAGTCCAGGTAGAGACACCGGATGCGAACGCGCCCGTTTTACGAACGGCATCCAATGGAGTCCCCGCTGAGCCATTGGAGAGATCCAGGACATGACAGGAAAAGGTAACTTTGATGCGTTTCCGTCCGGTTTGACGCGCGGCATAGGGGATATTTCGTTTCTCAAAAACGGTAATATCGGCCGCGTTGGCGGCCAACCCATCAATCTTAAGATCCCCATCGGTATAAGAAATTGTGACGGTTTTAGGCGTCCCCGATGCATCGGAGAGGACTAAGACACCATCGGAAGGAATTAAAGGAGCATCGGAAAGGGACATCTTAGGACTCCAGAGAGAGATAGAATTGAGCGTTGAACGTCATCTCCACCAATCGATAGACCCCATCATCCAGGGTCCGGCGCTGAGAGGATGACCACAACAAACGAAAGTCGCCAGCCCACACATCCGGGAGAAGGGTCCGGAGGAGGAGCAATTCGGCTGTTTGAGCGTCCGAATAGGACTCAGTCTGATCAAGCGGTTTGATCGACCAGCAGAAACGGACGACCACCTGAGGACGGACCATAATCACAGCCTTAGACCGCTCCCCAACATTTTGGGAGGACGGCATATCGACCGAAAAGCATCCATGTTGAATTGTGGATGGGTCGCGCCCAAGCATATCGGGTTGAAAAGCCGATTCAGACCAGGGAATCCCGATGCCAGCGATACGCGCCGCTAAAGCGGTCCGGACGGCGGTTTCATCGGTCATAGCGGCCACTCCATCCCCAGCCCAAACCAGGATCACATAAAAAAGTAGTAGGAGATGCGGCACGGCGCTGAGCGTCCTTTTTGCCGCTATCGGTCGAATCATAAACAAAGCTGAGCCCGTCAAAAGCCTGCTTAGCAAGATCCCGATAATGCGCCGCCCGATCTATATAGAGCTGCTGCCCAGTCCCAAACTCATAATAGATACCTGCAAGCACTCGATACATCAAAACGTAGTGCAGATCCTCAGCCCCCATGACCAAATGGGGGATAGAGCCTTTTTGACGGACATCATGGACCAGCTCCCCCCAACAGTCGTCAATTTTCGACTGATAGGAGGAGACGCCAGAGGGGCGCTGAGACTGGAGATCCGAGTGCTTCCGATAAAGATCTGCATCGGTAACAGTCGGAAACAACCGGCGACGACAGAGGGCCGCCATCCGGTCAAAGATGCGGGCCTCTCCCCCGACGGTCAAGGCCCAGGAGACGCGCCATCCCTCCCCCCGAACCTCAGAGGATAAAGCGGACGTGGAAAAGGTCGCAATTGATGAGGATACAATTGCGGACCCGGTTTCTACCAACGTTCCATCAGTCCGATAGACCGAACATGAGCCGCCCGATGCAGGCGCAATTAAAGCACCGTTCTGGTAAAGCGCGCATGAGAGCGCGTTTACCTTCCCCTGCTCTAAAATTTCTGGACCTGCAAAGCGGGCGGAAATCATGATCTATCTCCTTAGATGCGGTACCACTTGCCGGAGGCACCGGCAACCAGGCGCACAGATTCACCGAGAACCATTGTAAAGGAGGCGACCTGAGCGCCGGAGAAGTCCTCCACGGTCTCAGAGCCATCTCCATCAATAGTCAAGGTATTGACCGAATTGCTACCAATGCGCTTGACGCAAACCTCGGTCCCGTCCCCAGTGGAGGCAGGCAGAGTCAAAGTGATCGAACCCGTGCCGCAATTGACGAATTGGACGTCCTTGGATGCGTTGGCGGCGGCACTGGAGGAGACGGCATTAACAGAGAGCTTGCGGCCAGTGGTGGCGAGCTTGCCGGTTAAGCCGGTCCCATCGGCCAATACGAGGCCATCCGTCCCATGGACGTGATCATCCTTGGCGGCGGCACTGGAGGAGCCCGCAGAAGCAGTCCCAAGGGACTGAGGCGTCGCAGAGCCGAGGCTCAGGCTACCGATCTGCGCAAAAGTCAGGGAGGTTGTCCCGACCGTAATTGAGCCAGTGGTGCTGAGTTTGAAAATATAGCCCGCAGAAGAGCTGCCCTGCTCAACGGCAACACTGAGCTGAGGCGTGACTTCGGTGGAGGAGTCGGCATCGGCGGAGCGCGTCAAAACCCAGGCAGAGCCAGCCCCGCCCGCATTGCCCAGCTTATAGATACCGTTGTGCTCCCCACTGGCCTGATTTTTGACCAAGATACGATCATTGACCGTAATGGCTTGCCCATCTTGACTAGGAAAGGCACCGTTGGAATTGGCGGTAAGGGTCGCACCTACCCCGCTTGTCCCATTGTCATAGGTACAGGCAGGGAGCGCGCCAGTGGTGGCAGCCTTGACGCTGCTCTTCCAGTCCAAGGCGGTCACGGCAGAGTTGATCGCCGTGTTCATCTGATCGTATTCGACGGCATTACCCGTCGCAGAGCCGGCCGTCAGATTGGTAATTTTGTGCGAATTCGCATCAATATCACCCGTGGCCTGAATTCCAGAAGAATTCTGGACGGACATGGAGCCAAGACCGAGAGCATCCCGGCCGGCCGAAGCGTCGGCGCCGAGGAGGAAGGTACGAACCCAAAGCAAAAGAGGAAGCATAAAAACTCCAAAGGTTGATCAACCAGCGAACCTCAACCAAGCCGATCCGTTTCCACGAAAACAAACCGACTCACCAGAGACGAGAGACGTAGAATTCTTCTTTACACCGTCATAGTCCTCAACCCCACTTGAGGACCGGGTAAGTTGCAGACCAGCACCAACCGACTTAAAAACCAGCTTGCGGCCGGATGTAGGAGTTGGGAGGGCCAGCGTCCCCGAAGCCGTAACCTCAAGGCAGGTATCGTCTGAGGCGATGGCATCGGGAAAGGAGGAGATGATCCGGTAGGGCTCCACAACCGGCCCTGATGGGGGAGCAGGAAGCAGCGTCCAAGCACCTCCAGACCGGAGATAGACCCGCCCATCAGTCAGGATGACAAGAGAGCCATCGGCCTCAAGTTCAACCGGAGGGACAGCCCCGTATCGGATGGAGCGGATCGCTTTCATGCCTCAGGTTCCACCCTGACCGATGGCTTCCCATCAACTTTGGGAAGGGGTTCCCCAAGCTCAGCATAAACCCGGTCCACAGCCCGCGTCGCTTCCCGGATTTTGGCAATGCCCTCATAGTCATTCCACCGGCAGGCATCGGCCAAATTGGCGATGGCGCGGGAAATTCGAGCAGCTTCCTCAAGAAGAGGTTTACGACGGATAACTTCTTCGGTGCGTTCAAGCTGAGTCATGCTTCCTCAATTTTGGGTTTGGTGCCCGGCTTGCGAGATTGGAGAGATGAGATGCTTGATGCTTGCTCATCGATGCGTGCACTCAGCGCCGCACTCCCCTGAGCGAGCGACTGGATAGCCGCCATGATGTGATCGAATTGGGATGGAGCGACAGGAGACGGAGCGGCATCGGGAGCAACCGCAACAGGCTCAGCCCGACGGGAGGGGCGACCCCCTTCCAAGACCGAGAGGCGGGCTTCATAGATGGTTCCACGGCGCTGAGCCCCGACGCTCTTATCATTGCTCAGGCGACTTTCAGCCGCCCGTTGCATCTCCAGATAGAGCGCCCGTTGGATCGATGGAGAAATCTCAGGAATATACTTCCCAGGGAGGGACAGAAGGAATTCGATCCATCCTTCCTGATCCCATTCAGTCGCCACCTGAGCACCAACGATATGAAACCGACGCCACGCCTCAGCATGGACCGGACCTCGGACCCCATCATAACGAATGCAGTAATCAGGTTGATCCCCGCCCCATGCCTTGACAGGCATCCGAGGAATTTCAATCCAACCCGCCTGCTTAATTTCACTGATGGCTAAATTTGCATTACCATCATTTCGGCCCTGGACCTGGATAACCCCAGAGAGACCCGGTTCCAAACGGAACAGCCGGAGACGGGGGACGATAACGGACGTCTCCCCTTGACCAGCTACATCCCATTGGATCGGATGATGGAAGAAATGGAATTGGCAGGACGCATCCACAGGAAGAAGCGACTGAGCCTGAGGGGGAGGGTCTGGACGCCGACCCTCAAAGCGAAGTGGTTGAAGTGCCATGAATTAACCGGCCGCCAGCATGCCACAACCCGCCGCGTCCTGGAGCTCAACGACGCCGCAATTGTAGTGGGTGATCACATTAGTCATGGAAGAATTACCGGTTCGAACCTCCTCAACCGCAATAGGACCAGCTTCCATGATGATAAAGGCCGACTGAGGATAGACAACCGGTTGCTCAGCGTAGGCAATGGCACCCCTACCAAACATCAGAGAGATGTAATCGGAGCCAGAGGCAGGAACACTATCGGACGTGAACACATCGATCCCGTCATAAGTGCCCTTAAAACCAGGACCGCGCATCAATTGCATCTGAGCATTGGATGCAGACCATTGGGTGATACCCTGACGGGACTCCAGATCTGTAATCCATGCGGCAAAGTGGACGGGCTTAAGGACCGCCAGGTAAGGCCCCGGAACATTGGCAATAATTAATTTGCCCTTGGCAGCCATAAACACATCATGATCAAACGCAACACCCGTCGATCCGACCTGGACCGAGAACCCGGACGCCAAGGCCCCGATCAGATTGGTGAGGGTCTTCATTGCACTTGCAAAACCATCCATAGCCAACCGGGCCGGATTGATGGCGCCGGTAGGATCGACCGATGCCAACTGATCCGAAAAGTCGCGCCGGATATGGCGACTGGCAGTGGCCAGGGTGCGGGAGGCAGTGGTGAGGGATGTCTCAGAAGTGGAGCTGCCCTCGGAGGTGGTTGTCATGGCATCGTAGCCATCCAACCCGAACAGAACGAAATTCTTGGAGAGCGACCCGCCGCCCAAGCCGCGCGCCTGATTGATCAAGGCGGGATGGCCACGGAGGGAAGTGCGGTCAGCCAGGAGGAGAGTCACCTCCTGAGCGGCCATTGTCGAGATGAGGAGGGTAGATCCGGGAGTGCCAGTGGTGAGAAGGGACATGAATTATCCTTGAGCCTGAGGCGGAATGGGGAAGTAAGGGGCAATTTCAGGATTGGCAGCCAAGATCGCCGAGCGGTTAGCCCTATACTGCTCAGGCGTCATGCCCTTGATTGCATCAGCAGTAAATTGAGCAGGAGCCCCCTGGACGGGTAGCGCCCCCTTGGATGCGTCAGGAAGGCCAGCGGCCACGCGAGGAGGGGCAACAACGGCACCAGGAGCAGGAAGGAAGGGAGAAAGATGCGCAGGCCGGTCCGCCGGTTTCATTGCTTGCAAGTCGCTCAGCCACTTGTCTAATGCTGGTTTTGTGCCATCGGCAGCCGGAGCAACATCGACATGCTCCAGCTCAAAGATCCGCCGGACCTTTGGATCGACGATGCCAGCCGCCTTGAAGGTTCCATCCAGAACCTGAGCCTCAAAGGTCTTGATTTTGGTCTCAAGGTCGGGAACGCGCCCCGCTTGAGCCTGAGCCTCAGTCAGCTTGCCTTGGAGGCCATCCACCAACGCCTGAGCCTTCTCCCCGGCTTTTGCCGATGCCCGGAGGGCGGCCAGCTCGGTATCCTCAATTTCAACTTTCAACATATCTACTCCTCAGTAGTTGAGCCCGCAGGCTCAGTAGAAGGGACAAATCCCTCAGTAGGGGACAAGATCTTGCGAGCGGTAGCCTCAGCCACGCCCATAAAGATAAGGGACTGGACAGCAGACTCCAACGGGATGCACTTCCGAGCGACATCCTCAACCAGATCTGACAAGTCTTCCAAGTCTATCCCCTCGGACTCAACCGGAGCCGGAGGGGAGGGCATCGGAGAGGGGGACGCCTTGGGAGCAGTCGGGGCAGGAGTCCCAACCGTTCCCTGAGCACCAACCCCAAACGCGGAATTCTCGGAGGCAATGCGCCTAAGGTCCAAGATGGCCTCAGCGCGGCTCATGCCCGGGTGCTCATAAAGGTACGCATCCACTATCGACCAGCGCCCCGAAGCGACCATCCCGTCAGCATGTTCCCGCCTGGACTGCAATTCGGCGGGTGAAAGGGGGAGGATGCTGTATTTTATATCGTAGCCATCCTCAGGAAGGATGGCCTCAGTATAGACCTGCAAATTGCAGATACAAGCCAGCTTCCCAAGCAACTCCAGATCAGGAGCGCGTAAATTAGCACCATACCGAAGCTGAGCCGCCCGCTTGCCTTCATTGATGGCGACCAAGGCATCAGCGGACCATGGGTTAGCCGTATCCGATGCCATGACCCACGAATTATCCGACCCGTCGAAATTGGCCACGGTCCTATCAATTAGGGCAACAGCCTGAGACATGACGGAGAGATCCGCGCCAGCCTCAAATTGATCCACAACACAAGGCCGAACCGGATCTGTACTTTCAAAATGGGCAAGGGAGGCAGGGTCAGTCACAACAGAACGAGCGTGCGCCTGGTTGTCTCCATCGACAGGCACGCCGCCCCGGACATCCCCATCAATAATGTATCGAAGCGGAAACGCCGCCCGAAAAAAGCAGTGCTGGTAATAGCTATCGGCAACGGCAGCGTTTAGCGTGCCTTCCACGACCTCTATCCCCTCAGCGTGATTCCACAATTTGGAAACACGATCCGCATGATAAAGGATGTAAGGCATGAAGGGGGCCCCCGCCCGCTTCCCCTGAGTCCATCGGTAGGGATAGGCATCCCCGGAAAGAGCATTGCCGAGAACAAGCTCAGTCACATCTTGACCATGGCCACCATCAGACCCGGCAACAACAACCCGGAAGTATGGATTTTTAGGATCTTCTATCGATAGAAGATCCCAACACCAACGGCCACCAAGTCCAGGGACATCCCTCCACTGGAGATGATCCAGCCCGACCAAGACCGACGGAGCCGATGCAAAGGCACGCCCGATAACGACGTCCGGAGTCACAAGCCGAATAACGGGCGCCTGAATATCCTCGGACCAGTCCAGACGGAGAAGCATCTCCCTGAGTCCGATAAGATCATCCTGCATTTCTTTTAGCAGGTTCCATGCTCCCAACCGATCCAGGACGCCGCCACGTCCCAGGTATTCCCCGATCTCACCTTCGGGATGGGTCACCTGAGGGGGGACCACGTAGGAGATAGCCAACTCCTTGCAAAGACGTCGAAACGTGTTTTTTGCAAGGGATGCCTCTCCCATGATCCGACGACGGGTAACACCAAATTGACGGAGCATCTTATCGTCCAGGTCACGGCGCCAAAGGCCCGTTTTCATGCGCCGCCGGAGCCGCAGACCTTCCCATCGCAGCGCATCATAGGGCGCGCGAGGCACCGGAGGCAGGCTGTAGTCATGGGGAGCAGGCTGAGTCACAGACCGATCTCTACAAGGCCAGCCCAGCCCAAAGCAGGTAACTACCTCTAATAATTATTTATCTACAGGTTAGACGCCGATGAATGACGAGGCACCCGTTGACCCGTCCAGACCATGAGCCGCCCGCAATAATTCCATGATCGGGTATCGGGCGGAATCAACTGGATCCTTATGGGCACTGGCAGCGTCCCCCCGCCAAAGGGCAACCGCTTCCCGGAAGCCTTTTGCCTGGGCATGGACCTTGAGCAGCCCCTTCTGAGCGAGGGTGTTCAATTTTGCGACATCCCGACGCGGTGAGCCAGGGTTTTTGAAGGCCGTCTTAATTTTCAGGCCCCGCTCCTTGGCAGCCCGACCGGTCAACCGAAGCTCTGAGGCCAATTCGACGAATAGATCCGCGTTGCACTTTGCGATCCCGTATTGGCTCTCTCTGGTAGCCCGGTCCCCCACCCAAAGATCCACCGCCGTCCAGGGGATGCCATTCCTTTTGAGCATGGCCAGAATCCCGCGAGCATCATCCGAAGTCGAAGAAACCTCCCCCGTTCGATGCTCGTCCAAGATCCAGACCTCCCCAGAGACCAGATCCAGCAGGACCAGGGAGGCCGACTGCCGCCCTGGCCGGGTACCGTGATCCACCCCGATCCCGATCCGCCAATGGCGCGACCGAGGGAAGGGACCATCCACCCAACACCGCTCATCAATGAGAGCGAGCGCCCTCCCGGTCACCATCTGATCCCATGCCCCATCCCGCCGCATGGCCCGCTCGGACTCTGCATAGGCGGCTATGTCTGCATCGATGCCCTCCTGAGTTTTCCACGCCCACGGGACCAGGCCGCCCTTGATCGTGATGGCATCCAAATTGTAGCTGGTTTGCATCTCAGCGATATCGCCCGCCTCCACCTCCTCTCTGATATGGGTCAGATCCGGGCTCTCAGGCGTAGGGGTGAAAGTGATGCAGAGATGCCCGCTTTTCGAGTTTAGGCGCGGCTTAGCCTCATTGTAGATCGAATAAGGGGGAGGCTCATCAAAGCTCAACTGATGCCCCTGAAACCCGGTGATACGATCCGCGCCCTGGTCATAGGTCGCGAAATAAATGATAGAGCCCGCCCCCGGCCCAGAGACGAATTCGACCGTAGGCACTTTGAGGCCCCGGATTCCATTACCAGCCTGATAGTACAGCTTTTTGTCTATCTCGCCTTTCGGGAGCAGACCCCAGAGCTTTTTGATCAAGGGGTCCATCTGCGTAAAGCTGATCCCCGCAACCATGATCTCTAAGGGGCCCTTAAATGGATTGACCCAGGGGTTACTCTTACGGGCAAGCTGGACAATTTGCCATGCGTGCCCATAGCTTTTCCCGATGGTATTCCCACCCCTCCAGAGGCGTTTAGGGGCAGCCCAGGAAACAAAATCCAACTGAGGCTGAGTCAGCCTCGGACGGGCAAGATCGCCCAACTCTTTGTAGTCGCCCCCGATGGCGAACAACTCCTCAGCGGTTTTGGAGCGTTCCTCATCCACCCAAAATCCCACGCACCAATACCTCAGCCATGATGGGGGCGACGCAGTTTCCGACTTGCCTGTAAATCTCTTCTGATGTTCCAGAAAATGGATACCCGTCTGGAAACCCCGTCAATAGAGCAACTTCTTCCACAGTAAAAGAGCGCTTGCCAATCAATCGCTCTACAGTATCCCGTGATGCTGCACCCCCGATGCCCACCCCGTCAGTAGTGCAGACCGTTGGCATTGTATGCCCCATGAAAGTTGACCAAGGCACCTTCCCCGCCCGCAAGAAATACGGCATAGAAGGCCCGTAGTGTGTCGGCGTCGGCCAACGGTAGCGCCTTGGGCCAGCCACAATAAACACCCGGCGCCGATGACTGGGCAAGCCCCAATCGGCAGCGTCAAGGGTGGCACTGCTCACGACATACCCAAGCGCCTCCAAAGCCCTTGACCAGTCAACAACGGGGCAGCCCACCACATTCTCAACAATAACCCAGGTTGGGCGTACATCAGTTATGGTTGCCAGAGCGGCAGGCCAGCCGTCCCGTGGGTCGTCAGTGCCCAGCATGGCCCCCGCGCGGCTGTATGGCTGGCAGGGTGGCGACGCCCAAAGCAGATCAATGGGGGTGCCATCCCAGATCCAAGCCCGCTGACCCTCTGGCCCCTCCCCACCTATCCAAGCATGGACCGCAGGAAACCCAGCCGCTACCAGCGTTTTGTAGGCGGTAGCATCGCCCTCAACGCAAGCGTGATGCGTGAGGCCAGCGTCTGACATGCCCCTGTCAGCACCACCTGCACCTGCAAAGAGGGTGAGTGCAGTCATCCTATGAGCCTCATCCCAGGCATACGATCCAGGTACTCCCTGACAGCAACCTCAAGGTGAGCGGTAGACATGCGCTTGACCCGCTCCTCAAGTTGGGCGAAGAATTGCGCCTCAGTTAATTCGCCCGCTCCCTCAGCCTTTCGGGCGGCCATGAGCGCCTGATATAATTTGACTTTGAGACTAGCGAACTGGCCAGCCGCAACCCATGAATGATCCTGGTTGGCACCATGCTCCTGCACGGCAGCCAGCCGGTACTGAGCCTCCAGCATGGCAGAGGCTGAGGCAGGGATCTCTATAGACGATGGATCGGGCAGGGGCTCAGGAGGAGGCTTAGGGGGAGGTTTTGCAGCTTCCCTGGCAGCATCCCGCTCAGCCTTGGCAGCCGCTCGCTCAGCGTCCTTAGCAGCGACCTGCTCAGCCCGTTCATTTTGGGCAACCGCCCGCACATCGGCCTGCTCAATGGCCAGCATCGTAGGATCGAGGCCCTGTTGCAGAGCCTTCTGGAAGGCGGCATCAATCACCGGGGTCTCAGGATCCCAACCCGATCCCGACATGGCTTTTAGCTCGTCACGGATGCCCGCCAGGAAGTCGCAGGCAGGGGCAGAATCCCAGAGGGTGAAGTGCTCCCAGCGAGGGTTTCTGTTCAGGTTCATGGAGCCCGTCAGGCAGACCGACCAGGAACCAGCCCGGACAGTCGCAAATTTGGCATGGACCTTTGAGAGCACGATGGACTCAGCCCCGAACAGCTCCCGAATTCGACGGCAGTATTTAGCCTCCCGAACCGGGAAGGAATGATCCACCAAAAAGGTGAAGCTTTTGATATCCCCGGACCTGATGAGCCAAGCGGCCATCTCAGCATCCCTGATCCCAAAGGTCCAGGTACTCAGAAGGACATCGGCAGGCCCAATTTGGGCAATGACAGCCCGGATTAATTCCAGCATGGAAAACTGACCCTTCGTTATCCCCAGCAATTGGCAGCCTGGGGATAACGCCCCGATGCACTCAGCCGCCGTCTGGACAGGAGCGCCCTTAATGAGCGCCTCAGTTGCCGCAGGCAGAACAGCGACCGACGCCGCAGAGTTACAACGCGGCGCTTTTTTCGGGGTACGGGGAGATGGCGCAGGCTTAGGAATCTTTTTTCTCCTCAGAGCGCGCGCGGAACGCGACAACTACGCAA